TGGAGTTTTTAATGACGGAACTTTAGGATTTAATAATACAGAAACTGTCACAAATTATAAACAAACAGTTGATCGTAGAGGAAAAACATTTAGTTTAGATGATGGTATAAAAACTATATACATTCAATTAGGTTCTGGAAAACAAGGACCACTGCAGAATGCTGATGGAACTACTAATCTAACTAGTTATTTTAGTCCATCCTCTAATGCAACTTATGGAGTCGATTATCCTGCTCTTTGGTATATAAAAACAAGAGGAACTGGCGCAAATACTACCACAACAGCAAATCCAATTGAAATCATTGCATTTAATAATATTACCAGACCAGACATCACATCAAATACTCTCATAGAACTTACAGTAAGAGGAAATAAATTTGATTTACAAGAACTGTTAGTGGAGTATGATGATGAAGATGTAAACAGTACAGCACCACAAACTGCATTAAGAAGAAGAAAATTATTTTTAGAAAGATCTAATGCTACTAGCAATACAGATTATTGGGGGTATATAGTTGATTATAATGAAGTAATAACTCCTATTGTTGGACTATCAAAGCCCAAGAATTTTTCTTTCTTGGAAAAAGGAGTTGGATTTAATTCCGATAAAGATAAAATTATTTCCAAAGGAAGATTATCTGATGGAACTACATCATATAATTCTATTTTTAGTCTTTCTTATTTTAATCCAGTATTCTTCACTAGAATTACAGTAGATACAAAAATAACAACTGGATTTGAATCTGGAAAATATGTTACTGGTGCTACTAGTGGCGCGTATGCAGTAATTGAAAATGCTCAGGGTGGTAGTTATTCTTTACCAAACAGCACTATGCTTTTTGTTCGTATGCTATCTGGTAGATTTATTGATGGGGAAACTTTGCTTGATGAAGCAGGAAATTCATTAAAAATAGCAAAAGAAAATACTATTTCTCATTTTATTGTAACTAAACGAGGAACAGGATTTAATGCAACTAATAATAGCACTAGAATAAAGATAAACGGTGAACTTATATCATCTTCAGCAGTAGATGTAAAAATAGATACAAATAATTCGAATTCTATATATGCAGTTACTATAAAAGATAAAAATTTATTATCACAAGAATATCTATATCCACCAACAATACAACCAGTTGATATCAATTCCAGTGTATCAAATACAACTGCATTAATTGAACCTGTCTTATACCGTAATACAATTTATTATTATACTGATAATGATGTAAAATCAATTACTTCGCAAATAGGTTCTGCATATAAATTCACTTGCGATGTAGATTTATCATCTAATGGTTATTATAATTCAGAAAGTGTAACCAATTTTATTTTTATTGGTACTGCAGGTAACAAATATCTAGAATGCCAAGGATTTTCTGGAGATGCTACTCTGTTCTTGAAGCAAGGAGATATAATTCAATATACAGATATAAACAATAAAGTAATAAGAGCTATAGTTCAATACGCAACTAAACCACAGGGATTATTAAAAACGAGAATATATTTAGATTCAGCATTACAAAATAATGTTTCTAGTAATGTATTGAAAATTTTCACAAAAGTGGAAAATTCCAATAGCACTCTATTAATTCCATCAGGATCTCAATATTTAAAATCTGTAGTAGTATCTAATTCCGATTCAAAAATTTCTTATTTTTCTAGAAGAGATTTTATTGTATCTGCTTCTTCTAGCGGAGGTACGCTAACATTTAGGGCAGAGCTTCAATATGGCACTCAAACTTTTGCCGAATATTCAGAGAATAATTTCCTTTTGACGGTATTAAATAATGGATATCAAACAGGAGCGGTTACAGATATCAATAATGGAGATATTATTTACATTGATAAAGATTGGGTAACTATTCAAAATAGTGTCGATCTTTCTGGATTAACTGCAGGAACTGTTACTATTAATATTCCTTCCAGTTATTTTGGAACTGGATTAAATTACACTAATCTGAAATTAAAATTATCAGCAACTTTAAATACATCCAAGGCATTACCAAGAATTAAAACTTTAGTAGAAAATAAAAGAATTACAATAAATTCTTCTGGCGATAAAATTATTATCTTAAGAGGTCAAGATTTTGACACTGGAGCTCCAGATGTATTATCTTATTCAGATGCTATAAAAATAAAATATATCTACGAAGGAACATCTACATCTGCACCAACTGTCAATGATAATGGTGATTTAATTGACGGAAAGGATTTAACAGAACAATTCACATTTGATGATGGCCAAAGAGATACTTTCTATGATGTTTCGAGAATTGTTCTAAAACCAGGATATGATTCTCCAAAAGGAGTTTTACTAGTATGCTTTGATTATTTTGAGCATTCTCAAGGAGATTTTTGTACTGTAGATTCTTATCTACATGATTCTGGAGTTTCGATAACTGAAATTCCAGAATTTAATTCATCTGTTTTAGGAAAAATATCTTTAAGAGATGTAATTGATTTCAGACCAAAAGTTGATAGTACTTCTATATTCAGTGGATTTCAAAATAATAGTTTAGTAGCACAACCTAACTACTCTTCTTTTAATGGTTCTGGAGGAGTATTTTCATCAACTCCTGCTCCAGACGATACTTTAGATTATACAATAACTTTCTCGTCCACTCAATATTTGGATAGAATTGATGTCGTGTCTCTAGACAAAGATGGCAACTTCAGCATTACTAAGGGAAATTCTTCTTTAAATCCAGTAAGACCAGATATCAAAAAAGATAGTTTACCGTTATATTATCTGTACATCCCATCATATACAAATGATGTAAACGATGTCAAGATAATCCCCGTGAATAACAAGCGTTATACAATGAAGGATATTGGAAAATTAGAAAAGCGTTTAGAAAGATTAGAAAATTATACTTCTCTAACTGTGTTAGAACAACAAGCATTGAATATGCAAATTAGAGATGAATTAGGATTTGAAAGATATAAAACTGGATTTGTTGTAGATTCATTTGATGCTCATACTTTAGGAAATTTAACATCACAAGATTATTTGTGCTCTATAGACCCACAACAGTCAGTTCTAAGACCACAGACTATTGTTTCAAACGTAGAACTAAAAGAATTAAATGTTACTGATGATCAAAGAACAACAAATAATTATAGAAATAGTAATGGTATAGTCACTTTACCTTACACAAGTTTAAAAACTTTATCAAATAAATTTGCTTCAGATACAATAAATCCAAACCCATTTGTAGTTTTACAATATGTTGGGGATTCTAGTTTATCACCTTCTTTCGATCAATGGTATGATGATGAGCAAAACCCGTCTATATTGAATAATGATAATTCTTTATATTCGGTATTTTATGCAAATTCTTCTGCAAAATCTGCATTTAATTCAATTTACAATTTCTATTTAACAAATTGGGTAGGGGTTGATAAAGTTTTTTATACTAAATCATCTTTAAATCTGCTATCAAAAGACACGGCAACAACTACAATTAAAATATCTGAAGTTTCTAGTTCTTCGAATATAAGTCCTCAAAATACTGAATTGCCTAGAAATGTCAATATCGTAAATATTTCAGATAAATCTGTCGTAACTTCTGTAAATTTATGGTGCAGAACTAAACCAGTATATTTCAAATTATCTCGTTTAAAACCAAATACAAAATTATATGTTTTTGTTGATGGTATAAACATTAGCAGATGGTGTGCGCCAGATTATAAATTCACTTCAATTCCAGGAAATTCTATTAGTTTCTTCGGAAATGAAATAATTACAGATGCTAATGGAAATGCAAGTGGTTTATTACTTATTCCATCTGGTCATCCTCCAGTAGAAGGATCTGAATGGAAATCAGATATTAATTTAGTAGAATATGATACTTCTTTCCCTCAGGTTAATTTATCTGTAGGAACAAAAACAATTAAGTTTGTCTCAGATATAAGTGGAAACAAATCTATTTCAGATACTTTCACAGAGACAAAATATTATGTTACAGGTATAATTCCACCTTCTATTTCTACCATAACTTCTACTGTTCCTCCTATTTTTAAATCTGAAGAAGGAATACAAACTACCGAAACATCAAAAACAACATTAAAGCCAAATCCTTTATCACAAACTTTTAAAGTAGAAAATTATGAAGGTGGAGTCTTTATGACTGGAGTAGATCTTTTCTTTAGCAAAAAAAGTTCTACATTACCAATTAGAGTTTATTTAACAAATACCGAATCTGGAAAACCTGGAAAATATATTTTACCAGGATCAGAATCAGTAAAATATCCATATACACATCTAAAAATTTACACAAACGGCACGGTTAATATCAGTAAGAATGAAATAGTGACTGGGATAAAATCTGGAGCATTTGGTCCAGTATATTCGGTATCAGATAAGAATGGAATTGATTTAACAGCATCAATTGATGGTCAATATACTTTAGAAGCAGATCAAGTATATACTTTAGTACTAAGTGATTATAATGGTGTTAATTTTGTGCAAGATGAAGATTTAACTATTCCATCTGTTACTACATATAATGCAAAAAATAATACTGATTTACAAGTTAGTATTGCAAAAGATTCAGGAAGAATTAGCGCACTGAAAATTGAGAATACTGGTTCTAACTACGAAACTTTATCACTCACTATCGAAAGTCCTTCTTTACCTGGAGGGTCTACTTCAGAAGCAACCGCATATGTTTCTGGTGGAGAATTATATGATGTACAATTAAATCTTTCTGGATCAGGTTACACTAGTATTCCTTCAGTTGTCATTACTGGAACTGGAGCTGGAAATGGTGGAGCTGTTGTCACAGCAATTCTTACTATTGACACTCCAGCAGTTTTAATGGGCGTATCTACTGACCAAAATTCACAAATACCAGGAATTATACCAACAAGATTTGATTTTGATTATCCAGTATATTTACAAAATAATAATGAATACACTTTAGTAATAGAGACAGACTCAACTGATTATTTACTTTGGTCATCAAAACTAGGCAAAAAAGATGTTTCTACAAATGAAGTCATTACTCAACAACCATCACTTGGGTCTGTATTTAAATCACAAAATATTGGTGGATGGACAGAAGATATTTTTGAAGATATAAAATTTAATTTATATAGAGCAAAATTCGACACCACAAATGCTGGAATCTGTTATTTGATTAATAAACCTCTTGGTTACGAAAAATTAAAAGTTGATGCATTTGAGACAGATTCTTCACAAGATAGTTCAGCTACTTCCAATCTTTTCAGAAATAACAATAAAATT